AGAATGCAATTAGTTCAAAATCTGGTTGTACTTCTTGAGATTGTTCACCATTAGCTTCACTAACAGTTTCTACTGAACCCATACCTCTTGAAGAGATACCTAACTTAATACCTGATTTAAATAATTCTTTTAATATATTACCAGATGGTGTACTTAATACTTCAACTTCACCTAATAAATTATCACCTTCCCAATGCATTTCTTTTACATTATGAGATACATTCTGTAAATTAACTACTGAACTCTCTGGATGGTCAAGTTCTCCCATTGCTCTGCTTTGTTTAATAAACTCTTTATGATATTTTTTAGCTTCACGTACTAGAACTTCACGTGGATACACTCTACCATTTTGATTTTTGGCTTCTGCACGTTGTAATACACCACGAACAACTAACTTACCATTATTTTCTTTCATGGATTCATTAATTTGTTCTTGTTTTATCTCAAATGGTAAATAATCTACTATAAGTTGTTTCACAATTAACTCCGTGTTTTAATAATTTCATTTTTTAAATCTTCTAATTTTTTTATCCATCTATCGATAAAAGTTATCGTCTCCATTTTATTTGGCTCTTCACCTTTTACCTTAGTCTCCTCTATTAGCCAGCGACGTTTTAAATTAGATAGACTTAACAATCTTCCTAAAAAATTAAGTCCATCTTTATTCCAAGATGGTTTCATGATAAGATTAGTAAAGTTGACCGACTTTGTTTGCTAGTTTTACTAACCTTTCACTTATTTTTTTCATAGCCGTGTGAGTTCGTTTCCAATAAGATGTAGAATCAACTCCTATTTCGTTCTTCAATCTCACATTCATTTTAACAAGTTTATCTAACTCGTTTAATTTATCTCGAACCTCTCTCATTGAGTAACCAATTTTTTGTTTGGGTGTGAGAGATTCATCATTTTTATAATCGTGATATTTACCTTCATTTACAGATACAGATTCTTTATACACATAAGTATGTTCTTTACCATCGGGGTCAGCCTTTACGACTTTACCATCGTTATGCATTTTTTCCATCTCATCTTTTGTAAATGATACTGTGTGTTCTTTTACATTTTCAAGTTTTTTATCAACTTGTTTTGCTTTAGAAACACCAACCCTATTTACACTTACAATATCTTTACGACCTTTTTTAAGTGCTTTAGCAACTTTCATAATTGCTTCACCTTTACCACTAGCGTCAACTATTACACTACCCATTTGAGTTCTAACATGAAATTTTGCTTCACTTACTTTACTATATCCAGTAGAATTAGTTGCTATTCTCTTTTCTTTATCTTTATCTTTTTTTCTTTTTCCACTAAATGCATAAGGAGTTTTAGGTGGACCTTCTCCACCATCTATATTACCCGTTACTGAAGCCTCATCTAACTCCTGTTTAATTATTTCTCTAATATACTTTCGTAATACTTCAACTTTTATGGACATTTTTTATCTCCTTAATAAGTTCATAATATCTCATTAAAGTTAAAACCTGTTTATCTCTTACTACTTTACCTTTTGTCAAATTTTGTATTTGATTTACTGCTTCAGTTAATTTTATTTTAGTAATATCATCTTCAACTTTAGGTAAATGTATTTTTAATATTTTTTTAATATTAATAACTTCATTATCAATAAATTCTCTCATTGAATTTGTATTACTGACGTTATTAATATAATTTTTTAATAAGTTTTTTTGTGATTCATCTAATGTCTTATATTTTTTATTAAATTTATCAACTAAAATCTCATATGCTAATAATCTTAAATCTTTATCTTTTTTAGTATATTCTTTTAAAACTTTATTTTTAACATCATTTACATTAATACTTTTACTTGTAATATGTTCTAAAACAGTAAACTTAGAATTAACAACTGCTTCGGGGTCAAAAATTGTAGAAGAAGATTCTGCTTGAAATAAATTATAAATTGAAGCTAATATTCTATAATTTGGAATTCGACCATTAAAAAAATCAGTTACATTATAATTTTCTTTGATTTCTTTAATAAGATTATACTTTTCACGGCGTATAGATAAATTATTTAATCTTTGTCGTGATTTAATAACAGTTTCTACTAAATGTTTTGCTCTATCAGTAGATTCATAGTGTTTTTCAGAAAGAATTCTATATAATTGTAATTCTTTACCTAATTCAGTATTTTCATTAAAATACTGTTTAACAATTTTAACTGATTTTGTGCTTTTTCCAGCCAATACATCTGCTGTAATCTGTCTTGTTAATAATTCAAAAAGAATACTCGTATTCTTTATTTTAGAATGTTTTAATTTTCGAGCCATTATAAAATACTCCACTTTTTTAGTATGTCATAAATAAATATAAAGTTAAACAATAATTAGTCATTTGATGTATCTTTGGTTAAAGAAGTTACCTCATTCTTGTACTCTTCTTCAAGTTCCTGTGCCTCTGTTATTACTTTTTTGTCATATTTATTAAATTTCATTGTTTTTTTCAGTTTATCGTAGTGAGCAAGTGCTAATTGTTTACCATATCTTCTTGAACTACTTCCACCTTTTCGTTTATCGTGTGCTCCCAAAGGGTCTCTACCTCTTGCACTACCATCTTTACTATATTTAGGACCTTCACTTGGTCTACCAGCACCATCCCATCCTCCGGGTGGTGATCCACCTTCAGGACCTGTATCACTCAATTCATGACCAGTTCTACCCATTGCCATATCTGATGGTGTTCCTTGAGATTCTCCACTTTTAGCTGGGTCGTTACCCTCATTTTCTATTTGAGAGCGACGAAACTTCTGTTTATAGTCAAATACTATCTTATCATCTTCTTTTTCAATTTCTTCTTCAGTAAAATTAAAAATATTTTTGTAAATCCATTCTGAAGAAACTAAACCATCTTGTAACATTGAAGACGCTAAACTTGTTTTATTATTCCATAACTCAACTTTTTCTTCTTCATATATTGTTGATGGATTTGTTAAATCAAGTTCAAAGTTAACTAAATCTGCATCTTGATATCCTTGTGCATATAAATGAACAATAGCAATCTTTGTTAACTCTGATAATGTAATTCTTTGAATTCTTTCAATCGTTCTTGCAAATCTAACATCTTCTGCAGCTAGGGTAGCCTTTGAACCTATTTGTTCTTCAAAACCTAAGAACGCTTTGGGTATTCTTAAAGAAGATAAAAGTTTATGTTTTAAATATTCAATATCTTCCGTAGCTTCATAAGTTAAACCAGGAAGTGAATCTATACTCGTACCACTATCACTACCACGAACAGGTAAAAAGAAATCTTCTGTAATATTTTGCATGTTATACTTTAAATTATAATCACCTGTACCTTCATCAACAACTGGTGCTTTTTTCATTTTATTAATAACTTGTTGCATATAATTGTCAACTTCTGCTGGTGGAATATTTCCTATATCTAATTTAAAAATTCTTTTTTCTGGTGCTCTCATAATTCTATGAATTAACATAGCATCTTCCATAAGAGTTAATTGTTTCCAAGTTCTACGACCACCTTCAATTTGTGATTTACCATATGGTAAATAATTAGAATCAGAAAGTAATCTGAAATGAGCTACTTCATAATTTTCTAATTCTTCTTTCGTACTCGACTGTTCAGATGAATATCTATGTTGTGTTGAAACAGCTTCTATTACATATTTTACATATTCTGGATTTTCTGGGTCTAATCCTTCTAATCTAGATACATCATAAACTGACAATGGAACTACATTAGTAATACCGTATTTTTCATCAATTTCTAATTTTAAAAAGAAATCACCATATTTACACATATTACGAATCCACGGCCATAAATTAAATTCTATATTTACAATATCATAAAATAAATTATGTAATATTTCTTTTATATTATTATTATCTGTTTTAATTTCTAAAACATCTCCGTATTCTGATTTCATTGTAGATTCATCTGCGTAAATATCAAGTGCACTTGAAATTATTGCATCAGCATCCATTGATTCATAATCTTTGAAAAGATTCAATCTCATTGACTTAGTTAATAGTGAATCTGAATATCCACTTAGACCTGCTCCAGCAAATATCTTTTGATATCTATCAATAAGATTACTTCTTGAAATTGATTGAGTACGACTAGTATCAGAGACTTTTAATTTTTTGCCTCCTACATTTCTAACAATTACGTTTGTTGAAAATAATCGTCTTAATCTTCCAAATAGACTTTTATCAGCCATTTTTTACCTCTTTACTTAATTAACCATTCTAATGATTCTTGTTCTTTATTTACTTCCATTACCCAAGAATCATTTTGGTTGTTTTTTGGTGTATAAACACCTTGATTTGATGTAATACTACTCATTGCTTTTTTTTGTAATTCTATACCTTCTGCTCTCAACCTTAATGCAGTTTCTCTTATCCACAATCCCATTGCATAAGACATCACTAAATCATCATTATATCCCGACATAGCTTCTGCTCGACTTCCATTATATATAAATACAAACAATTCATCAATTAATCTTTGTGAATGAACTGTTACTAATTTTTCTCTAAAAAATTCTTCTAATTTTGCTATTACTAATGGTCTTGTTTTTTGTGTTAATGTAAATCCTGGAATTAATTGTTTTTCCATTCTATTAATTTTATTATTAATTTGTCGATGTACATCAACTACTTGTAAATCTTTACTCATATAAAATAAGTTTTCATATTCTCTATCAATACATTGTTGTATAGCAGCCCAACCAATGTTGTTATTCTCAACAACAAGTAATGCATTATTATATTCAGTAGCTATGTTAACTAAAAGATTACCATAATCTCTCGTAGACATTCTACCTTTATATTCAGCTACTTGTTCTAAACTCTCTACATCTAACACGTGAAATGCAGAATAGTCTGTAGCATCTCCTCTACTAACGTCAGCACATACTACATAATCTTTTGTATAGTTTGGTGGCTCCCAAATCCAAACATTACTATCAATACCTCTCTTCTCAATTGGGTCTTTAACTTGAGTAGTTCTATATTCTTCTAAAATTACACCATCAACTACTGATTGACCAGAAGTGATAAAATCACAATCACATTCTTGAGCTGCTAATGAAGGCCCTAATAATTTGTCTTGGTCATCTCTCCATTCTTGTTGTCTCTCAGGATGAACAGTCCAATGAAGTTTTATAAAGTTAAAATCATTTAATCCATCTTCTGCATCCATCCAAGTTCTGTGAAACCAATTTCCAACACCATTTGGTGTAGATAATGCTATACATTGTCCACCAGTTGATAACGTCTGAGATGCTGCTGCCCATATTGTATCAATTTTATCAATAAATGCCGCCTCATCAAGTATTAATAAAGACAATGCTTCTGAACGACCGGCATCTTCACCACTTGATACTGCTTTAACTTGAGAACCATTCTTGTATCTCAAACTTAATTTGTTATCTTCAACACATGGTTGTTTTAACCAACTTGGAAGATCTCTTTC